GCCATCGAATCTGAACGTAATAGAGGCGAGCTCTATAAACAGGTTATTGATGCTCTTAGCTCTTATAGAACGGAGTCGCCAGATGAACTTGATGACGCGTACGTATACTGAGTTAACGCAAATCCCGGACTATCTCGGTCGCTATAGATATTTACGTCTTGGCGGAAAAGTTGGCGAAGAAACTTTTGGGTGGGAGCGCTACCTCAATCAGAGCTTTTATAGGTCCAAAGAATGGCGTGACTTTCGAAGAGAAATGATTATTCGTGACAATGGATGCGATCTAGCTCACGAAGATCATCCGTTCGGTTCTGGTGAAGTCGTCTTTCTTCATCACATCAATCCGGTCAAAGTAGAAGACATCGTGGATCATGTCGAGTTACTTATGGATCCAGAAAATGTAATTTGTGTTCGAAAGAGAACACATGATGCGATACATTACGGCGATGAATCATTTCTAGCCGAATTTGAATATGTCCCAAGGTCTCCAAATGACACGTGCCCTTGGAAACTGTAAAGTAGGTGAACGTAATGGAAACCATGTTTATTCCACACTCTGACTATTTGGAGCATCATGGAATTAAAGGCCAGAAATGGGGTCTTCGTCGCTATCAGAATTCTGATGGATCATACACTGAAGAAGGTAAAAAGCGTTACCTAGACAGTGAAGGTAATAAAACCGAAAAAGGTAAAAAGCGTGAAGCCAGAGATTATTCTCGAGAACTAAATCGACTCGAGCAAGATAATGCCATGCGTTCTGCTAGATCCGCTTCTCTCGGACGTTATAACGGCATGCTTGAATCTCAGATCCAGAATAAAGAGTTTAAAGGCAGAGATGCTACCAAACTTAAGCTTAAGCAGCAGGACGCCACTAAAAAGATGACAGAACTTGCAAAAGGTTATGATGATAATCTAGAAAAAATGAATGAGATTCTTAGACGTGTTGACGGCGACAGTAACTATGTATGGAGAACGTCTTACACAGAATATGCAAATTACGATCGATCAAAAGGCATTCTTAAAGATCTCGGATCTCAGTTCAGCAATAAAACAAATTATTATGCAACTGCTCGTGGGACAAACTATCACGTTAAGACGGCTACGGATAAAAGAAAGAATAGTGCAAAGTGGCAATTGAATAAGAATCACTATGCAAATACTCCGATTCGCACTGAGTATTATTACGTCTAACAATAATGTAATGGAGGCCTCGTCAAAATGCCAGAACAGTCTATTCTTAAAACGATCAGGCGTATGATTGGGCCTGACGAAGATTACGAATACTTTGATACAGAGCTGATCATTCACATCAACTCTGCTTTTTCGCGCCTCTGCGAACTTGGAGTAGGTCCAGAGAATCCGTTCTATATCACCGGAACCGAAGAGGTCTGGAGCGACTTCATGGATACAGGTGACGAAGAACGAGTAAAACAATATGTGTATCTGAGCGTCAAAAACATATTTGATCCGCCATCATCCAGCTCTGTAATGAATGCCTATAAGGAGCAGATTGAGAAACTTGAATGGCTCCTCAAAGAGACGGCGGTAACAGGACATTGATTTAAAATGGCCTTTCAATTTTTCAACCCGAATCCGAATGGAAGGTTCGTTGGCGACTGTACTATACGGGCACTGTGTAAGCTGCTAAACCAGGACTGGGATTCAGTCTATGCCGCCACTTCCTTCCAAGGATTCCTGTATAAAGATATGCCCTCCGGGAACGCTACCTGGGGAGCATACCTTTATAAGCTCGGATATATAAGAAAGTTCATACCTGAAAACTGCCTTGGGCGATACTCTGTTAAAGATTTCTGCAGAGACCATCCTCTTGGCAGCTTTTTATTGGTCTTAGATCAGCATGTAGTAACCGTAGTAGATGGAGACTACTACGATACGTGGGATTCCGGGAGCGAGATGCCCACGTATTATTGGACGAAAGGAGAGCAATAAGAAATGAGCACACCGACATATTCACCAGTAATTCCGACACCAGTTCCGTCAGCAGGAGCGGCAAAAGGTTTTTCCACGATGCCACAAGTGAGCACGGCAATTAATCCGCAGCCGATGAATCCTGTTATTAGTGCAGCTGCCGGACCGAAATGCAATATTGTTTGGGTCGAGAGCATCGATGAAGTTCTTGCACATCCGACATCTCCGAGTGAAGAGATGTATTTTCAGGATAAGAATAATCCAATCATTTATCGACGTGAAACGGATGTTAACGGCAATATCAAGAATCCGATCCATGCGCTTCACTATACGGTTGAAGAAGTACCGTTTGGCCCAGAAGCGCAGTTCGTCACGAAAGACGAACATAAGCAGCTTTACGATCTGGTTGAGAAACTTGCCGGCACTGTTGAGGGAATGAATAGTAAGCTTGAGCAGCTTCTCAATGGTTAAGGAGGAAACACGATGAATCCATTCTTTAATTCTTATCAGCAAAACCAGCAGCAGGGTTTTGGACAGAATTTTGATCTAAACGCTGCTCTTCAGAATATGGCGCGTCAGATTGCTCCGACCGGTATGTCCGCCGAACAGATCGTTCGCCAGAAAGTTCAAAATGGGGAAATGACCCAAGAACAATTTAATCAGTTTGCAAGTATTGCAGATCGACTGACCGGTAGAAAGCGCTAGGTCAGTCTTTTATTTATTCGATGTTCACGTCCGAACCTATCTGCAGCACGGTGAGGATCTGAATAAATACATTTTTAGGAGGAATGAGACAATGTCTTATTCTGAAAATGGTAATGCTAATTTCACGATGCCCGTGAGCCCCATGTATGGCGGTAACGGTGGTTTCGGTAATGGCTTCTTTGGCGGCGATGCTGCTTGGTGGCTGATTATCCTGCTTCTGTTCGCCAACAATGGTTGGGGTAATGGCTTCGGCTTTGGTGGCGGTATGGGTGGTATGATGCCGTTTATGATGGGCAACCAGCAGAATGCCGATGTCCAGCGCGGTTTCGACCAGTCCGCTATCATGGGTGCTCTGAATGGCATTACCGGTGCTCTTAATACCGGCTTTGCAAATGCTGAGATCTCCCGCTGCAATGCCAATACGAACATTCTTCAGGCTCTGAACACCAATCAGGCGGCGACAATTTCTGGCATGAATGGCCTGGCTATGAATCTTCAGAATTGCTGCTGCGAGAACCATGCCGGCCTCGCCGACCTTAAGTATACGGTCGCGACCGAGAACTGTGCGGATCGCACGGCCCTGAATGAAGGTCTGACCAATATGCTCATGGCAAACAATGCCAATACCCAGGCGATTGTAAACGCCACGAATGCTGGTATTCAGACCGTTATGGATAAGATCTGCCAGCTTGAGCTTGCCGGTAAGGATCAGCAGATTGCTGCTCTAACTGCCCAGCTGAACGAGGCAAATCGTCTGGCTTCTCAGGCTCAGCAGACCGCGACGATCCAGGCCGGTCAGCGTGCCCTGGCGAATGAGATTGAGCAGTATGTTCTGCCGACGGCGCGTCCCGCGTATATTGTTCAGAATCCGAACTGCTGCCCTCAGAATACAGGCTGCGGCTGCATGGGTTAAGGAGGTGCCGAGATGGCTGAATGGACTAGTGTTGCCGTTCAGACGGTCAACCCCGGTGAGGCCATCGTCTTCACCGATACGGCACAGCCCTGCCTGAGAGGCTATATTCTGCACCGTGAGGACAGTGGCGCATTTCTGATGAAAGGGATCGACACCGGTTCTAGCATTCGGAGATGCTGCTGCAAGCCTGCCACTGTAGACTATATGGTGGATTTTGGTGCAAACATTGCGATTCCAGAAGGTGAGACGGTCGGACCGATTTCGGTCGCGTTTGCGCTGGATGGAAATACTCTGGCCGGTACCGAAATGGAAGTTACGCCAGCTGCTGTGGAGCAGTACTTTAATGTTTCCAGAGCGGCCAACGTTTCTATCTGGAAGGGCTGCTGCCAGACGCTCAGTATTCGTAATACCGGAACCACGCCCATTCTGGTTCAGGCTGCGAATATTGTGTTCGCGAAGAAGTGAGGAGGAAATTCAAAATGGAACTGAAAACTGAATCCATGGAAAACATGAAGAAAGTCGTTGCTAAATGCCTCGACGAGCTCATGAAGAAAAACGACCTCACTCCTGCCGAAACCAAAGCCGCTATCGATGGTCTTCATCTTTACGACGAGCTCTGCTGCCGCGTTGAGGAATGCAAGGCCGAAGAAGATAAGAAAGGTTCTGGCGAGTATTCCGAGCACGGATATTCCAGACACGGTGAACCCTACCGCCAGTATCATATCACTTCTTATGGCATGCCGGAGAGGGCTATCTATTCGGATCGTAGCTATGGCACGCACCACGAAAGCTATGGAAACCCGAACTACGGTGTTCATGGCTGGTATCAGAGCAATTCCGATGGCTACTCGGGTTATCCCGGATATCCGTCTGAGTTCATGAACCGCAGTTATTGCGGTGATCAGTACTATGGTCCTGAGTATTCCGATCGTGGACGCGGCTACAGTCGTCACAGCATCAGCGACCGTGCAGTTGCCTGCCTCGAAAAACTCTTTGACACTTCCGCTTCCGATTATGAGAAGCAGGAACTCAAGAAGTATATCTCGATGGTTCGCGCCGCCGGTATGAACGACTAATTTTATATGAGAGAGCCTTGGGGAAGCTCCTCAGGGCTCTCTTTTCGATATTGCAGGAAAGTGAGGGCTAAATAATGGAAACAATATTTATTCCGCATTCTGATTATCTGGCCCATCACGGTATTAAGAATCAGAAATGGGGCCAGCGTCGATTTCAGAATTATGACGGTTCTCTGACATCCGAAGGGCGTAAACGTTATGGTGTTGGCGAATCCAATCTGAGTAAACGCGAAAAAAAACAGGCCGAAAAGGCGAAAGCGAAGGCCGCTAAGGTCAGGGCCAAAGCCAACAGCAAAAAGAAAGCCGATGCTCAGAAAGCAGCTGAACAGAAGCAGAAGCGGATGGAGTATCTTAGGGATCATCCTGAAAAGATCTATAAGTATCGCAAAGAGCTAACTCAGGATGATGTTACGGATATTATGCAAAAGGTTAAGTTCGATCAGTCTCTGCAGGATATTCGAAAAGCGGAAGTTCAGCGTGGCATGAAAAAGATTGAATCTATTCGCCAGAACGTAGAGACAGGTCTGAAATGGTATAAGACTGGAAAAAATACTTATAATGCAATTGCTGAAGTCAATAATGCACTTATTGATATGGGCATGAATAAGAATGGCAAACGGATGCTCAAGTTTGGAGAAAAAGACAATAAAGATTTGAAGGAACTTGAAAGACTTCTTAGAACACCTGGCGGAGTAGAGAAAGTATACAACGATCGAGAGAAATATTCTACCGACGATCTGAATAAAGCGTTTAAACGCAAACAGATTGAGAATCTACTTAAAGCTCAGGTTGAAGCAAATAATCAGCAGAAGCCGCAAGACACTACCGATGCTTCTAATAAAAAGCCTAAAAAAAATAGTGCATCTGATGACGACACCAATGATGATGACAACGATGGAAGTGATGGAAATTCTGGCAAAGCGCATGGCATTAAAGCTCAGAAAATGGAGAAACGAAGTATTTACGATAAAACATTTGATGATGTCGTAGCTGAAGCAGCTGATGAGTACGTCGGAAATCTTAGAAAAAGAGAAGATCGTAGCAAGACAAGCGGTCAAGTCGTAAACAAGTTTCTTCACGAATTGATTGAGCAGGGACGCTATGACGATGCTGCTAGATATTTCCCTGAAGAAATGGAAGATCTATATCGAATCGCAAAATTTATGAACAAATAGAGGTAAATCAAAATGGCGTTATCGAATACCGCTGTGCCAAAGTATTACGGCGAGTTTCGAGACGCCGTAATTCGTGGTGAAATTCCAGTTAACAAAGAAGTCTCGATGCAGATGAATCTTATCGATGATCTAATCACCGATCCAAGATTCTACTACGATGATCAGGCAGTAGAAGGCTTTATACGATTCTGTGAGAATGAACTGACTCTTACTGACGGTGGAGACCTAAAGCTGCTGGATTCTTTTAAACTCTGGGGAGAAGATCTATTCGGTTGGTATTATTTCATTAAACGTAGTGTCTGGGTCCGTAACAAAATCGGAGGCGGCGGACACTATGAATACCGAAAGATTAAGAAAAGACTGCGGAACAAGCAGTATCTTATTATTGGTCGCGGCGCCGCAAAAAGTATATATGATACCTGTGTTCAGGCATATGGACTTATTGTGGATCCTGATGCCACCGACCAGATTGTTACAGCACCGACTGTTAGACAATCCGAGGAAACACTTCTTCCTTTAAAAATTGCAATCGCGAGAGCAAGAGGTCCTGTCCTTCAGTTCATGACAGAAGGTTCGTTACAGAATACGACAGGCAGCAAAGCGGATCGAGTTAAGATCGCATCGACGAAGAAAGGTATCGAGAACTTCGTCACCAATTCCATCATCGAGTCCCGCCCGATGCGCATCGATAAACTTCAAGGCGCTAGGTGTAAGTATGCAACCGTCGATGAATGGCTGTCCGGAGATGTGAAAGAAGACGTTGTCGGTGCTCTTGAACAGGGCGCAGCAAAAGTAGACGACTGGGCAATCGTCGCAACCAGTTCTGAGGGAACAGTTCGAAACGGGCCCGGCGATACAATCAAAATGGAACTGATGGAGATTCTGAAAGGGGAATACTTTCAGCCTCATGTTTCTATCTGGTGGTATCGACTGGACGATAAAAACGAACTGAATTTCCCATCCATGTGGCTGAAAGCAAATCCGAACCTGGATAAGACAGTTACCTATGAAACTTATCAGCTGGAGCTTGAACGAGCTGAGAAGAACCCTTCTGTCAGAAACGATGTTCTTGCAAAGAGATTCGGCATCCCGATGGAGGGCTACACGTACTTCTTTACTTACGATGAGACGAAGGTTCATCGCAGACAGTGGTTTGACGGAATGGCGTGCGCACTTGGAGCGGATCTTTCTCAGGGAGACGACTTTTGTGCGTTCACATTCCTATTTCCGCTTCCCGGTCGTGGCTATGGAATTAAGGCACGAAGTTACATTACATCATATACGCATCAGAAACTTCCAAGGGCCTTGCAGGCTGAGTACGAGAAATTCATACGAGAAGGCAGCCTGATTATTATGGAGTCTACGGTTCTAGACATTAATGAAGTATACGAAGATCTCTATAAGTATATTGAAGAGAAAAAGTATAACGTTTTATGTCTTGGATATGACCCATACAATGCTCCTGTGTTTATCAGTCAGTGGGAAATTGACAACGGACCGTATGGAATTGTAAAAGTTCCGCAGGGTGTTAAAACTGAATCAGTACCTCTTGGAGAACTGAAGATTCTGGCAGAGCGTGATGAGCTTCTCTTTGATGAAGAGATTATGTCGTTCTGTATGGGGAACTGTATTGCTCAGGAGGATTCTAACGGCAACAGAAAACTCATGAAGCGCAGACGTGATCAGAAGATCGATAATGTTGCGGCACTGATGGATGCGTATATTGCATATAAACAAAATAAAGATATGTTCGAGTGAGGTGAGAATCTTGCATGACTATATGATTTGTATTGATGAGAGCGGCAGTCCTTATCTTGCTCATGCTCTGTTTGGCAATAAAAAAGGCGGACAGAAGAAGGATCATAAATGGTATGCCAGAGAGAATGTTAAAGGTTCCTGGCGTTATTGGTATGATCCTGAGTCATATCGTTCTTGGAAGAGTGGCGTTAAAAAGAGAGTCGATACTATAAAAGAAGATGTCAGGAAAACGGCTGATGCTTATAAGAATTATAAAGCGGCATCTAAGAATCAAAATGATGCTTATAAAGATTATAAGCGTAAGCATCCTGGAGAATCCGGTATTACATATCTATATGGAATTGACAAGTATGGACGCGCTAAGAAAAAGACGGATGCTGCAAAAGAACAGCTCAGAAAGTCTTCTGATTTAGGAAGAGCCATTGTAAAAACTGGCGAAAAAGTTAACGACACGATCACGAATATTCTAAGTAAATTATCTGATCCTGAAGAAACTTTATCTAAAACAATAACAGATGTTCAAAAAGAACTATTGTATCAAGGCGTAAAGATAGAACGAAAAATAGATCCTGGTCCTTTATCAGAGCTTGCATCGATTCCAGAATTCAAAAAAGCAAGAAAGAAAACCGACCAATTTCTAAAAAAGACTTTTGGTAGGTCATATACTAAAGTAAAAAAGAGTCTAAAGAAATCTTTACGTGACATTGATAAAGAGTTTACATGGCTCATAGAAATGTCATGAAACAATTGACATTTATGAAAGGTGTGAAATCGCATGAGTGATTACAATTATATCATCACCGTTGATGAGAATGGTTCTCCATCGCTGGCTCATGCATGGGGGATGCAAAAAGGCGGAACGAAAAAGGATCATCAGTGGTTTGCCAGAGAGAACGTTAAGGGCAAATGGAGATACTGGTATGATCCTGAATCCTACAGGCGTTGGGCTCAGGGCGGAGTTCGAAAAGCGCAGCAGGCTGTAAATGATGTAAAGAAAGCAGCTGGCAATGCTGCAGATGAAGTTCGGAAATCGATTAGAGCTCGCAGAGAACTAAATGAAGCAAATAATCAGACTGGTCTTCTGTCTGGACTGAAACGTCGTCAGGCTCAGAGCGCATATAATAAGACTGCGATGGGTAGAGCTGAAAAGGCAGTTCGGGATGCTGCTGACGATCTTAGCGATCGGGCTCGTGGTCTTGCTACTACTGCGCAGGGACGAGCTCGCCAGGTTATTGATGAGACTCGAAATAATCTTGGCAGAAATGCAACCGAGGCTACCAAGACTGCCAAAAAGAAAATCAAGAATCTCACTGATGCTGCCCAGGAGCATGGCAATAAGACTCTTAGCGAGCTGAGAAAAGCTGCCGGTGATGTTGGAGATAAAGCGAGAGGTGCAGTCAGTAAAGTTGGCGACAAGCTCGGTGTCGATGAGCGTGAAGCTCTTGAGAATGCCAATTTCCTGAATAGAGGACGCCGGCAGAAAGCCTATGATGCGACGCCTATGGGTAGAGCAGAGAAGGCAGCTAAGAATGTTTCCGATCGGGCCAGTGGCGCAGCTGACACTGTTAAAGATCGGGTGGATGCTGCTGTTGACAGTGTAAAGCGTGCCGGGGCCAGAGCAGCAGATGCGGTTAATACTAAAGCCCGCAACGTTGCCGATCGTCTTGGCGCTGATGAACGTGAAGATCTTGAAAACGCTAATTTCCTGAATCGTCGCCGTCGGCAGGAAGCGTATGATGCGACGCCTATGGGTAAAGCTGAAAATGCTGTCAAACGTGCACGCGATACCGTTAATAATGCGGCCGACACTGTTGCCGATAAAGCCTCTGATATTCGTGATCGTATTCGCGGTCTTGCTGATTCGGCTGGTTCTGCTGCTCGAAATGCAGCTGGTCGTGCTCGTGATGCAGCAGATAACGCAGCTTCCAGAGTTCAGAATGCTGCCGGTGAAGTAACTGGTGCCAACGCTAAGAAGGAAATGGATGCAGCCGGTCGTAGAGCGATGATGGGTCTTGACGACGCTATTGGCAGCTTTGTTGACGCACAGACTCGTTATGATAATTCGGCTGCTGGTAGGACTGCCAGCGCAAAGAGCAATATGGAGGCATCTTTGAAGTCTGCGCAGTCGGCAGCAAAGAAGGCGCTTGCAAAGGCTATGGATTATCTGCCGGAAGAGCAGATTGAAGAGATCAAGAATCTGATCCGTGGCAAATAATCATAAGGAGGTCTCTCATGAATCCTCATGATTATATTATCTCCGTGAACGAAAACGGGGAGCCTTATCTCGAGCATACTCTATTCGGCAGAGGATCTGTTAAAGACAATCATAAATGGTTCGCCAGGGAACGTGTTAGAGATAAATGGAGATACTGGTATTCTCCAGAAGAATATAGAGCTTGGCAGCAAGGTCGCACGCGTCAGGCGAGAAGCGAAAAAAAAGTCAGAAATGCAGAGAAAATGCGTTCTGCTTTTAAGCAGCTGAAAGAAACTGGACGGAAAGCAGTTGATACCGCCGCTGATAAGTTAGGCGTTGACGAGCGCCAAGCTCTTCAAAATGCGAACCGATTCAATCGTGCCAAACGTCAGAAAGCTTATGACAAAACTCCACTTGGAAAGGCTGAAAATGCAGCTGATAGAATCGCCGAACAAGTCAGCTCGAAAGTTGATGATCTTGGTAATAAGCTAAAAACTAAATCTGAGCGCATGAGAGAAGAACTTCGTAAGAAAGCTTCTCAGACGGCTGAGGACGTCCAAGAGAAAGTTAAGGAAAAGATTCGCGAGAAAGCTGCCGATGTCAAAGAGACTTATGAGCACAATAAGCGTCAGTTTGACAAAGCCAAGGAAATGGAAAAAGCCGAAGCTGAGTATCAAGAAAAACTTGCCAATCGTCCTAAGGCACACGAGAAACCGGAAGCCACAGGTACGGCGCAAGATGGAGTTATGAAACGCCGGTCTATGGAAAAGTCTACGTATGGCGAGTATAAAGATGGCGACCATGACTTTGACGACGATAACTATAAGGAAGAGAACCGAGTAGGCGATTCCGATTTCTTCGTTCATAAGCGCAAAGACGGGACCAACGTCATTCTTGAGGAAGATATGAAATGGGTTCTTCCGAAGGGGGTTGACGGAAAGTCACCGGCGATTCAGAAAGCGATCAAAGATTTTTCCGATCGAGTCGAAAGTGAGAGAAAGCTTGGTAACAACTATACTGGAGATCAGTGGAGAGACGCTGTTACGAAAGCTATTGATGAGGCGGTACGGAATACCACAGTATCAGGATCCGGTTCAAACTCGAATAAAGAAGAACCGTTGGTAAGCGATGAGTATAAGCAGGCTGTGGAGTTCAATTCCAGAAAGAACAATTACTTCGGAAATTCAGGAGAAAGTTCTGGTCAGTCTTCTTCGAGCGGAAGAAGCTCCAGTTCCGGCAGGTCGATCGATCCTCATAAAGCCAGTTCAGAATTTATGCTTGAAGCCGGCTATAACTCTGGCCTTGATGTTTCTGCACTTAAAGTCGCCGACGCCAGACATGCGAAAGCTCAACGCGCTTACAATAAGGCACTCAGTAATCCGAATACTTCTTCTCAGGAAAAAGATCGGCTTTTCAGAGAGCTTACAAAAGCAGAGAAAGCTTATTACGACGAAGCTGATAAGATTGCAGATGAGTTGAATCAAAAATGATATTTGGAGGTAGATTCCAATGCCAACGCTGATTGAACGCGTTCAGAAGGCCTGGAACGCCTTCAGAAATAAAGACCCCACGCCTGAACGCTACGGTTATGGATATAGTTCTTATTACCGTCCAGATCGCAGAAGGCCGCAGCCTGGTACCGAGCGTACAATCATAGCACCTCTTCTGAACCGCATTGCCGTTGAAGCTGCAAAAGTGGACATCCGTCATGTTCGGCTTGATGACCAGGAACGATATCAGGAAGACATTCGTGATGAGCTGAATGATATTTTGACACTGCAGGCCAATCTCGATCAGACGGCAAGAGAATTTCGTCAGGATGTCTATGCTTCGATGCTTGATGAAGGTTACATTGCTGTGTGCCCAATCATTGCCGACGTGAACTATTCAACAATGAGCGTGAATAAGATTAAGTCTGCTCGTGTTGGAAAAATCAAGCAGTGGTATCCAAAAGAAGTAGACGTCGAACTCTACAATGAAGATACCGGGCAGAAAGAGACCGTTCGATTTCCGAAGCAGCTATGCGTTATTCTGCAGAATCCGTTTTATGATGTGATGAATGCCCCAAATTCGGTCATGGCCAGGCTTCGCAGAAAGCTGGCTCAGATTGATAAGGCAGACGATCATGCTTCGTCTGGAAGAATGGATATGATTATTCAGCTTCCGTATTCGACAAGGCATGAAACACAGATGGAACGAGCAGAAAAGCGTCGTAGGGATATCGAAATGCAGCTCACCGACAGCCGGTACGGAATCGCGTATATTGACGCCGCCGAAAAAGTAATCCCGCTGTCAAAGCCGCTTGACAACAATCTTCAGGCTCAGGCCGAGTCTTTACAAAAACAGCTGTATGATCAAATCGGCGTTTCTCCAGAAATCCTGAACGGAAATGCGAACGAAACGACCGAAATGAACTTCAGCAATAATATTATAGAGCCGCTGATCTCGGCATTCGCCGATGAGCTGAAGCGGAAATGGTTAACACCGACTGCCCGAACAAAAGGGGAGTCGATTTTGTTTTTTAAGGATCCATTCCGTCTGGTTCCGGTTTCCAATATCGCTGATATTGGAGATCGACTCATTCGCAATGAGATTCTTACGGCAAATGAAATGCGAGGAATTCTCGGCTTTAAGCCCTCTCAGCAGGAGAGTGCCGATCAGCTTCGAAATCCGAACATGCCAGTTGATATGACGGGCGCTTATGCGGAAGGTGAAACGGTACCGGAAGGCACTGTTGAGTTTTCCGGAGGACAAGAAGAGTACCCGACGAATGAGGAGCTTCCTGCAGAGGACGAGTATGTGGAAGATGAATACGACGACACAGAATGAAATCAAAATGGAAGTTAATCATATGACGAAACAGGAGGTCACATAAATCATGGCGAAACATACCGGCTATGACTTTTGCGGCTGGGCTACTCGGAATGATCTCCGGTGCAGTGACGGCCGCACAATCCGCCGCGATGCGTTTGCCCACCAGGATGGAGCGAAAGTTCCGCTTGTATGGGGACACAATCACGACAGCCCTGAGGCAGTTCTTGGACATGGATATCTTGAGAACCGTCCCGAGGGCGTTTTCTTTTATGGCTATTTCAACGACAGTGATCTCGCACAGGCTGCGAAACGCGATGTTGAGCACGGTGACATCACCTCCCTTTCTATTTGGGCTAATCAGCTCAAGCAGAAAGCCGGAGATGTCCTTCACGGTTCTATCAAGGAAGTAAGTCTTGTGCTTGCCGGAGCCAATATGGGCGCTCAGATCACTTCTCCAGTCGTTGCGCATGGAGATGGCTACGAGACGCTGGAAGATGAAGCCTATATCTACGTCGGAGAAGAGTTCGGTCTTGAGTTGAGCCATTCCGACGACCATGACGATTTTTGGGATGACGTCGATTTCGAGCATCTTTATGACAATGACGAAGATGACGATGATGATCTGGCGCATTCCGATGAAGATTCAAATGAAGGACTTGAAGACGGGTCCGATAACGATTCTGAGGAGGAATCTGTAATGGATGAAAATAAGACTGTCCAGGACGTGCTCGACACGATGGACGAAGACCAGCTGATGGTCACTTCCTATCTGGTCGCTCAGGCAGCGGCAGAAGGAACCGATGACGATGATACCGATGAAGTTGAACATTCCGAAGGAGGATATTCCATGAACTTTAATGCTTTTGCCGACGCCACGCCTGCTGCGGGCGCTTATCTTTCCCATAGCGATGAGGAAGCCATTATTTCTGTTGCGAAACAGTATGGCACCCTGAAGGAAGCCCTCAAGGCCTATGCCGACGAGAACAATCTCCAGCACGATGATCTGGCTCCTGTCAGTGGCTTTACCTCTTATCCCTCCGGCCAGACTCCGGCTGGCGTGGATGCTCTGTTCCCCGAATGGCACGACGTTCGGCCCGGCGCCCCGGAAATTGTAACCAATGACCAGGAGTGGGTCAAAGTTGTTCTGAATAAGGTTCACAGAAGCCCGTTCAGCCGTATTCGCACCTCTCAGGTTGACCTTCGTGCGATCGAAGGCCTCCGTGCGAAGGGTTATCAGAAGGGTAAGGAAAAGACCCTTGTCGATAACTATACCGTTGCCAAGCGCACCACCGAGCCTCAGACCATTTATGCGAAGAGTGCTCTGAACCGTGACGATGTCGTTGACATCACCGACTTCGACTATGTCGATTATCAGTATAAGATCGATCGCATGCAGCTCGAGAAGGAGCTTGCCCGCGCGATCCTGATCGGTGACGGCCGTGACGCCGCTTCCGACGATAAGATTAACGAAGAGCGTGTTCGCCCGATCTGGACCGATAACCAGATCTTTACCATCAAGAAGACCATCTCCGTGGCAGCTGCACAGAACGACCCCGGTTTCGGCGCCAATTACCTGTATGCCCAGGCTGTTGAGGAAGCTCTCCTCGATGCCAAGATCGATTACCGCGGAAGTGGCAACATGGACATGTTCTGCAGCCAGCGTTTCTTCAACAAGATCCAGCTCGCGAAGGACCTGAATGGCCGCCGTATTTATACCAACAAGGGTGAACTCACCTCTGCGCTCGATGTCAACGGTGTCTACAACGTTCCCGAGTTTGACAATCTGACCCGTACAGAGGGCTCTGGTGCTTCCGCCAAGACCTACCGTCTGCTGGCAATCATTGGTAACCTCAATGACTACAACATCGGTGCTACCAAAGGCGGAGAGATCACCCATTTCACCGACTTCGATATCGACTTTAACCAGCTGAAGTCCCTGATTGAGACTCGCGTTTCCGGCGCGAATACTCGCCTCTACAGCTTTATCGTTCTTGAAGAGGAAGTCGCATAATTAAATTCAAAATGGAAGTGATTGCGTGAAGTTCTATGGATCGGTCGGGTTTGTTGAAGTAGGTGAAAAACGTGCCGGCGTAAAAGCTCTCATCCCGACAGAGCATACATATTCCGGCGATGTTCTGAAACGTAGCATTCGTTATCAGAGTGCCGAAAGCGTTAATGATAACATTGGCATTCAGCAGCAGATTTCAATTGTGGCCGATCCATATGCACGCAACCACGTTGGTTCCATGCGATATGTGAAGTGGATGGGTACTGCGTGGAAGATTACAGATGTATCCATGCAGTATCCTCGACTTATTCTGACACTGGGAGGCGTTTACAATGGAGCGACGGTCTGACCTTCTGCTGCAGGAGCTGCGAGACCTGCTTGGCACGGATGAAGTGTATTTTCAGACCTCTTCAGATGCCGGAATTGACGATGGCGAACCGTACATTTTCACAGGAATCAATTACCCCTGCTTTATCGTAAAGCGTACAAATGTATACCAGCCGAAGGCGAACGATCTGACGTATCTGTTTCGCCCGGCTTATGAAGTTACATACATCAATCGCGATGAACCGGATCCGGAAATGCTCTATGAAGTTGGGAGACGGTTTCCTCTCTGTAGTTATCAGAGACATTTTATCTCTGATAATCTGCATCATGATGTATGGACGATTTACTACTAATAGGAGGAACTAATATGTCAGTTCTTAAATGGGACCAGACGGGAGAAAGACTCTACGAAACTGGTACTAAGAAGGGCGTACTGTATCCATATAACCCTGCGGCTACCGGAGATGAGCATCCCTACTCTCCTGGTGTTGCGTGGAACGGTCTGACGTCCGTGTCCGAATCTCCGGACGGCGGTGACGCGAATGATATTTACGCCGATGATATCAAGTATCTGTCTCTTCGCGGCGTCGAAAACTTCGGTGGTACAATCGAGGCTTACATGTTCCCGGATGAATGGGCAGAAATTGACGGAAGTGCTTCCCTTATGTCCGGAGTTGTAATCGGGCAGCAGCCAAGAAAGACATTCGGTTTCAGTTATGTCAGCACGGTCGGTAATGATACAGATCTTGACTCACATGGCTATAAGATCCATCTGATCTATGGCGCTTCCGCTTCTCCGTCTGAGAGAAGCTATGAGACGATCAATGATAGTCCGGAGCCGATTCAGTTCAGCTGGGAGTTTACTACAATTCCGGTCGATGTCACTGGCCACAAGCCTACGGCGCTTCTTACGATCGATAGCACTAAGTTCCCGAAGGGCGAGAATGGTGCTCCGAATGCGAAACTTAAGAAGCTGGAAGATGCGCTATACGGAACAGAAAATACAGAACCTTATCTGCCACTTCCCGATGAAGTGATGACGCTTCTGGCCTAAGGTTGTTTGGGGGCTGTCTGAAATATGGCAGCCCCGTTTTATATTTGAAAGGAGAAAAATGAGCAATGCTTAAGAAAACAATTACTTTTACAAACTATGACGGTGAAGAACAGTCTGTAGAAGCATACTTTAATCTGACCAGAACCGAATGCATCGATCTGAATCTGGAATACGAAGCGGATGGCGGTCTGATCGGAAAACTGAAAAAAATGATTGACGAGCAGAAACAGGGTGAAGAGATTCCTCAGAAACCGGCTGTCGATTTTGTTCGTTTGCTGATTGATCGGTCCTATGGCATTCGACCGAAAGATGATCCGACGTTGTTCTTGAAAGAGGACGACAACGGAGTTCCCGTGATCCGCAGGTTCCGTCAGTCTCTGGCTTATCATACATATGTTTATGATCTTTTGAGCGGTAAAGAATCGCTCGATGAGTTCGCAAGCAATGTTATGCCAAAAATAAGTGATGCCGAAATGGCCGCTGCTGAGAAGCAGATGAAGGCAGAAGGACTTGAGAAACTGATTCCGGAAGGCCTGCATGAGGTCTGATGACGTGTGCCGATCACAATCAAAACACCAGATCGTGAATTCTTCGATCAGGTAAACAACAGGTTTTTGACAATAAAAGGAAGAACCCTTACGTTTGAGCATTCACTTCTCAGCGTTACAAAATGGGAATCCAAATGGCACAAACCATATCTGTCAAAAACTGAGAAAACAAAAGAGCAGGCAATTGATTATCTCCGTTGTATGTGCCTCGATAAAGTTGACGATCCCACGATATTCATGGCGATCGACGCAAAAGGCATGAAGGAGATTTCTGATTATATAGAAGACCCAATGACGGCGACAACGTTTCGAGAAGACAATAAACGACAAAGTCATGAAATCATTACGAATGAAATTGTCTATTACTGGATGATGGAATTGAATATTCCCTTTGATCCGTGTCAGAAATGGCATTTCAACAGACTTATGACGTTGATCCGCGTTGCCTCCATTAAGAAGCAGCCGTCGAAGAAAATGGGTAAAAAAGAATGGGCCGCTGAACGCATGGCCTTAAATGCGCAGCGAAAAGCCAAGTATAATTCCAAAGGATAAAAAGGAGGGGCGTATATGATCCAATGCACAGTAAAAGGCGACTTCAAAAAATCGAACAGCTTTTTAAAGAGAATTCTGAAATTGGATTTTAATACGCTCCTTAAAAAATATGCGGAGGAAGGCGTGGAAGCGCTCGTCTCTGCTACTCCGATTCGAACCGGTCTGACGGCGGCGTCTTGGAACTATGAAATTGTGAAAGATCGTGACAGTGTCTCTATTTTTTGGACCAATTCGAATATGGAAAACGGCGTTCCGATTGCTGTGATTCTTGATTATGGACATGGAACCGGGATTGGAACATATGTCCAGGGGCGGCATTATATTTCACCGGCTATTCGTCCAGTTTTTGATAGAATAGCAGACGCCGCGTGGAAGGAGGTCATCAGAAATGCCAGGTAATGTTGACGAACGCGTCGTAGAGATGCGAATAGACAATAAGCAGTTTGAATCCGGCGCGAAGACAACAATCAGTACTCTGGAGAAGCTGGAACGGGCATTGCATCTTAAAAGCAACTCTACCGCCATCGACGATATGGCCAAGTCCGTATCCAATTTTGACGCCTCCCCGATGGCCAATTCCATCGATAAGGTCGGAGACCATTTGAACGCGCTCGAAATTGCAGGGCGTCGAGTGATTGAGAATCTGACCGACAGCATTTATAATTTTGCAACAAAAACCGTAAAACAGCTTGTGATTGAGCAGCCAAAAGAAGGCTGGAACAAATATGAAAGTAAGGCCGAAGCAGTTCAGTCAATTATGGCAGCCACCCGCGATATGGTTACTGGAATTAATGAACTCGATGAAAACGGGATTACTGTCAGTTTTGCAACTCAGGAAGATCAGATGCAGAGAATTAATGAGCTTCTTGATCAAATGAACTGGTTTACGGATGAAACTTCGTACAATTTCAATGACATGGCCTCCAACGTCGGTAAGTTTCTGGCTGCAGGAACCGGTCTGGAAGACACGTTCACGGCGATTATGGGTATCGCCTCATGGGGTGGTTCTGCAGGCGCAAAGCCACAGGAAGTTTCCAGAGCCATGTACAACATTTCCCAGGCAATGAGCTCTGGGTCAATGAAAGCAATCGACTGGAAATCCATTGAGAATGCCGGAATGGCAACTCTGGAATTTAAGCAGAATGCAATTGACGCTGCCGAGGCAATGGGAAGGCTGCGCAAAGTCGGAAATAATGCCGGCCATATCGAAGAAGAAGCTGACGCTATTGTAAAATATGCAGCGGCCGTCGATAAAGCAGATGAAGATCTGAAGGACAAAGAAGTATTTGATGCTATGAGCTTCCGCGAAGGACTGAGCGAGGGCTGGTTCGATACGGAAGTCATGATGGAAGTCTTCAAGCGTTATGGCGAGTTTTCTGATAAGTTATACTCAGCAACAGAGGCGACTGGTCTTGAAGCTAAAAACGTTCTTCAGCTTGTCGATACTTTACGCGAAGGAAAAAAAGAAATAAATTGGGAAGAATATGCTGAAGATGCCGGAATTGCGGTAGATGAGTTTAAAGCAGTTATTCAGGCAGTTGCAGACACTACATGGGAGTTCTCTGAAAATGGTTTCCGAATGGGTCAGGAAGCGAAAACCTGGACCGATATGATCGAAGCTACCAAGGACGCTGTTAGTTCTGAATGGATGAGAACGTTCCAGTACATATTTGGTGATTATCTGGAAGCGAAAAAATTCTGGACTGAAATGACTGAAGTATTCTGGGATATTTTTGCTGCCGGAGGAGAACTCAGAAATGAAATACTCGACTCCTGGTATACCAGTGGAGGACGAGAAGCATTGTTCGGATTGGACGAAGAAAACCTTGGTGCATTCTGGAATATTATAAATGCAATTAAGACTGTAGTCGGTCCGGTTCATGATGCTATGCTGGAAGCTTTTGGTCTTGATACTGAAAACGGGATTAAAGCGGTTGGCGAGCGTCTTGCAGAGCTTACAAAACGCTTTCAGGAGATTACAAAGAATATCGGCCTCAGTGAACAGGCGCAAAAAGGCTTAAAGAATATTTTCTCCGTGATATTTTCAGGAGCCAAGACGGTGATGAATATATTCGGAGGCGTCTTTGGTGTTTTTGGCAAATTTGTATTCTTTATCGGTGAAGTACTTGACGCGGTCTTGAGTCTTGCTTCCGGTGAAGTAAGTCTTGAAGAGATTCAGAATCGGATCACAGATGCATTCTGGGACTTTATTGAGCCGTTCTCTGTCATTATTAATAAAATTAAGAATTTTGATATTCGATCCCTCTCGGATTCTTTGGCAAAAGTTGTGCATTACTTCGAGAAGTTCAAACAAGGCTGGTCTGATAATTTCCTGGAAAATATGTACAACGGCATGAACGGTTTTGAGAAACTACTCGTGGATGCCGGACGGAAGTTTCCGTTTCTGATGAATGTCTTCTCAACGGTCAAATCGACGATCGATAAACTGATTACCGGGATGCCGAGCTTTGACAGCACGCTTGGTTCTGTCGTCAACTGGATTCAGCAGCTGAAGAATGCGCTTAAAGGAACCAATATTGATCTGAGCGGTATTCAGGGGATCCTGGGTCGAGCCGGAAGTTTCGCAGACGTTCTTCTGAGCGCCATGTTCGGCGATACCAAAGTTTTCCGGGAAAAAGTAAAAACGATGGTCGCAACCGCCCTAAACGGGGTCCTGGATGCGATCAAGGAAATTAAGATCTCTGATATTCTGACCGCTATTCGAATCGGTATTACTGCCGGATTCCTTGGCGGATTTCTGGATATCGTGCGATCCTTCCACATGGTTGCAAATGAAGTAAAGTCGATTCCGGAAGCGATCAGTGATACGCTCGGTTCTCTGCAGAAGAGTTTTGAGGCGACTTCTTACATTAAAATAGCAGTTGCCATCGGAATTCTTGCCGCGGCAATTTACGCATTATCCAAAGTTCCAGCTGATGACTTTATGAGAGTCGTTCTCGGACTCGGGATCCTAGCAATTGTTCTTCAGAAGGTCAGCAAAGGAATCAACATCTTCAGCGGAAGCAATAACACCGGAGATACCATTACAAAGGGCCTGAAAGCAAACATCAAGCTAATTCCGGATCTCGCCGCGACTATTCTGGCACTTGCCGTGGCAATGGGTGTCCTGGCAGCGGCAGTCGTATCGTTTAAGAAAAACGGAATCGGAACAGGTAAAAACGGATGGGCTGATCTGTTGATGCCGATCGGAACGATGCTTATTACTCTCGCATCGATTCTAGGCTTTTTATATTTACTTAAGAAATATAATCTAAAGGATGTCGGAAAGTCTTTCGGTATGCTCGTCACACTGTTCGCTGTTATCGGACGCGTCACATCGTTGATTAAGGCAACGAAAAACGTTCCCTGGCAAAACATTCTGGCAGCCATGGTCGGCATGGGTGCGGTTATTGCGGCGATGGCTCTGACGCTGCGATTCGCTTCAGGCTTTAAAAAGTTTAAAGGTAATTCAATTTTGCATATGGCTGCCGTGTTCGTGGCGTTTGGTTTTGCGATCCAGCAGATTTCGATGGCGATGATTCCGCTTGCTGTTATGTCCTGGGATAAGATGGCGCAGGCACTACTCGGAGCCGGTACTATGATGTTGATGCTCGGAGGCCTGATCGGTTGGATGAGCAGACTTAAGGGTGGCAATGTCGGAGGTCTTATCAAGACAGCTGGGGCAATGGCCATTATGGCGGTTTCCATAAAACTTCTGATCGGGCCCCTTGTCGCAATGGCAGCACTTCCATTTGGAGCCATGCTGAAGGGTATCGCAGTGATCGGATTACTGATACTGATGCTCGGAGGTCTTACCGCGTGGATGAGCCGCCTGGACGGTTCAAAGGCCGGCGGACTGATTAAAATCGTTGGAGCGGTGGCGTTGCTGTCTGTTGCTCTGGCGGTACTGCTGCCGTCAATTGTGGCGTTTACTGGTTTTATGGTGGCACTGGCAGCTGTACTAAAGGGTAAAATGATAGCCAAGCTTTTGGCATTGTCTGCTGTCATGATCGTTCTTGGAGCAGGCTTGCTTGTAGCCGGAGCTGGCATTGCCTTATTTGGTGCCGGCATGCTCGGCGTCGCGGCGAGTGCGTTGATGTTCTCGCTCGCTCTTCTGGCAATTGCATCAGGGCTTGACAAGATCAGTACGGCATTTCCGCAGTTCGTTCAGGGACTGATTGATGCCGGTAAACTTATGACAAAAGAGAATGCCGCTGATATCGGTAAAGGCGCTTTGGCATTTCTGGCTCTTGCCGCTGCAGTATTCCTGCTTGCGAAAGCTTTTGGAGCTCTGTTTGGAAATGGAGATATTCTCGCAAAGCTCGGAGGTTTTGGCGGAAGATTGGTGACCGGGATTGGCAGCATTTTTAGGAACATCGGAACAACGGTTACAAATCATATTCCAGAATTACTGAAAGTGCTTGGAGCAGTTGCCGTTGCTGTAGGCTTATACTTGACTGGTGCGATTCCCAAATTTGTAAGCTGGGCAGTACAGGCGCTTATCACTCTCTTTGAGTCTATCCATCAGAGTTTTCGAGCGAACAAAGGTGCTCTTGAGCATTCCATATTTGGAATGGTTGAAGTTCTACTAGAAGTTCTGTTTGATGCTGGAACGTGGCTGTTTTCACTGGTGCGCGGACTGATTGATACCGGTGTCAGCTGGCTGCTGAATCAGGTCGCAGAAAAAGTTGCTGATATTCCTTTGATTGGAGACGATCTTGCAAATAGCATTCGCGGCATCGTCAATGAGCTTCCGACTGTCGATGAGATCATGAGCCAATGGAATGCACAGAAAGCGACCAATGAGCAATGGCTTCAGCAGTTTGTGCCGCCTGCACAAGAGCTCCGCGATGCATCTGAAAGTGTAACGGAAAACATTGGGCAAGGAGTTCTTGATGGGCAGAGCAGTGTTACTGACGCGTTTACTACTGTGAAAACTACAATCGATGAAGCGATGTCGGGTATCGGAGAGAATGCCAATCTGGAAGGCGGAAACGTTATCAGCATGTTCTCCGGCGGCATGTCAGAAAATATGGGCGTACTCGATGACACGCTCGGCGGAGTCAACAAACAGACTCTCGGCGCTTTTGACGGACTTTCCGGTGATATGAAGGTAACCGGAAGCAACGTTATGGCTGGACTGAACAACGGTATTGTGGATTTCTGGAACAGCGGGAAAATTCAGGGGAATCTGAGCACGATCACAAGCAGTATCAACCGGAGAACCAGACTCGGGCTTGGGGAGCATTCACCTTCGAAGCTCGCCGCAGAAGCCGGCGCGTTTTATATTATCGGTCTTGCAAACGGAATCGCCGACAATGCAAAACTTCCGCTGGATGCGATCGATGATACGACTGACCCAATGGTGGAAGCGCTGAAGCGAGCTATGACTCAGGTTGCAACCATGACTGATGACGACTTCGGATTTTCTCCAGTGATTACGCCGGTTGTCGACATGTCAAATGTTAATGCGGCCGCCGGATCCATGAATGGTATGTTCGGAGGAATTAACCGGGTCAGCGCGGTGCAGGCGGAAAGATATTCTTCTTACGTACCAGCTACAACAAGAGACAGCAGCGTCGTGAACGAAATTCAGTCGCTGTCGTCCCGTATGGATATGCTCGGAGAAGCAATCAGTAATATGCAAATTGTTCTTGATACTGGTGTACTGGTTGGCGCGACTTCTGCAAAGATGGATGCTCGTCTCGGTGTGCTGGCAGCAAGAAAGGGAAGGGGGAACTAAGACGTGAGTTCAGAACAGGCCAAAAAGTATCATTCTATTACGATTGGCGATAAGAATACCTGGGATGACTGGCACTTAGTTCCAACTTCAAGACCGCTGGTCACACCTCCAAGCGTTAATACAAGTTATGTTACAATTCCAGGGAGTAGCAGTTCTCTGGATCTTACCGAAGCTCTCACGGGCTATCCGACTTATTCTAATCGGTCCGGTTCGTGGGAGTTTTTGGTTATAAATGGATATGGAGAATGGTATGCCAGATATAGTGATATTATGGCGTATCTTCATGGAAAAAAGCTTAGAGCAATCTTGGATGATGATCCCAATTATTATTATGAAGGACGTTTTTCCGTAGCTTCATGGACTTCTCCAAAAGACTGGTCACGAATCACGATAAATTATAATGTTGGTCCGTACAAAATTGAAGTTCACGGACTTGATGAAAACTGGCTATGGGATCCGTTTAACTTTGAGACTGATATAGTACATGCGTATAAAGATATTTCTATTTCCGGTTCCGTTAATGTGTCGGTTTACAATGATGTTATGAGGGTTCGCCCGACGATTATCTGCTCGGATGCCATGAGCGTTACCTTCCATGAAAAGACGTATCAGCTTGCAGCCGGAGAAAACAGCATACGAGAAATTGTATTCTCTGAAGGCGAGAATGTTCTTACATTCAATGGATCCGGAACCGTTACAATACAAATGCATGGAGGTCGTTTCTGATGTTTCAAATTTATGCCGGAGAATCTCTTGTCTATGAGCCTGGAGATTCTGAGCTGGTATTGTTGACTCCGAAACTGACCCTTGAAATGGGGAAGGCGGGGTCTTTGGAATTTACAGTCCCCGCCGGACATCCCCATATGGATATTTTAAAACGTTTGACCAGTCCGGTGGCAGTTGATCTCGATGGCGAACGAATTTTTCGCGGGAGAGTGCTTTCCGGATCGCGGACTTTTTATAATCAGAGAGAAATATATTGCGAAGGCGTTTTATCGTATCTGGTTGATTCTGTTCAGAAGGCAGAGAAATTTGATGGAAAAACGCACGCGCTGTTTCGAAAGATCATCGCAAATCACAACGCCAGAATGCCTGTCGAAAAGCAGTTTACGGTTGGCAATATTACTGTTGCCGATCAGGATATTCACTTATTGGGGCAGTCTGATGATATTACAAGATATGACTACAGTCAGATCGCAATTAATTCCATTGTTGATAACTGGAACACTACCTATGATTATATCGAGACTTGTCTGATCAGTTACTGCGGTGGATATCTGATGGTTCGTCAGGAGAACGGTGTTAATTATATTGACTGGGTTTCTGACTACACAAATACAGCCACTCAGGAAATCGTATTTGGCGAAAATTTACTTGATCTTACAGATGAGACGACCGCTGAAGATATTTTCACTGTCTTAATTCCACTCGGCGACGACAATCTTACTGTAAAATCAGTAAATCAGAATTCTGATGAAATTGTAGACCAGGAAAAAGTAGCGAAATATGGTCGTATTATTAAAACTAATGTTTTCAGTAATGTGACGAATGCTCAAACTTTACTTGAGAATGGACGTCGCTATCTCGAAAATAACGGCGATGTTCCAACGACACTGACCCTTACCGCGATTGATTTACACAATGTTTATCCGGACATAAAAGCGATTCATCTAGGTGATCGGGTGTACATTCGGTCCGATCCTCATGAACTTTCTCAGTATCTGACCTGTACAAAGATTGAATATGACCTGGAGAAGCCGGAAAATACGGTCTATACCTTTGGTCGTGAAAAGCAGACTCTGACCAAACGTTATCGTGAGGACAAACGTGTGCAGAGCGATACCTACGGCAATACGGCTGGTGGAGGCGGAGGCGGAATTGGCGCTGCCGCTGCAGATGAAGCAGGCGGATGGCATTGGCTCGATGAAAACATTTCCGAAGAAACTGATGAGAAGATTGGCGCGGCGTCTGATGAAATAAAAGAGAGAATCGTCAATAAAATCGGCGTTGATCTTGATGAGGCAGGTAACACTGTTAACATATACAGCATGTCGACGGACACTACTAATAATAAGACTGCCATTGCAGAGATCATTACCTGGGCCGGAGTAAATGAGGATGGCTCACTCGGCAGCCGTATTGCCTTGAATGCTGATCTTGTTCAGGTCAGTAATCGATTAGAGGCCATTGAGGGTATCTTTACCTCTGTTACTGCTGAACGTGTTACGGTCGGAAGGACTGTAGCTGCGAATTCATTTTATGGCAATGGTTTTGTTGTATCGAGTCTTGGTGACAATGAAACTGATCTTGCATCTCACAGACACAGTCTTATTCTTAGCAATGGGCATGTAACGGCCGGACCTCCCGTTCCGCCCAGCAGCGCGATTGGTTTTGATATTGAATCATTAAAACCGGTATTTGGAGCGTGATTGAATGGCAACAATAACTGTAGTCGCATCAACTGGCGTATCAAGAATTGATATTCGCTGCTCGAATGGCTACACCACGAGCATTGCTGCTGGAGGATCTTTCAGCTGGACTCGACTGAATCCGAACGATTCACTTTCAATCACGAATGCAGACGGCCAGAGCGGTTACGGCGGTCCGTATTACGCAAATGGAGTTAATATAGGCGGCGGAGAAGCGACCTTCTATATCAGCGAAGGCGATCAGACCATCTATGTAAGGGCAACGTCTAAAACTTATACCATAACGTTCTATGCAAACGGTGGTAGTGGACGAATGTCTTCTTTAACTGGCAGCTCGACTTATACGATGCCGGACTGCGAGTTTACAAGAGAAGGTTACACATTTTCGCGATGGAATACCAATAGCAGTGGGACCGGCACTTCATATTACGCAGGCAACAGCTATACTTTCTATGCCAATACACCGCTTTATGCAATATGGAATGTTATCACATATCCTATTACATTTGATAGAAATGGCGGTTCAGGTGGGCCGATTAGCGGCACTAAAGTATATAACGTTGACTACACCATTCCGGATTCCACTCCAACCAGAACCGGTTATACATTTCGCCATTGGATCGACAATTTTGGTGAGAGCGCAGAATGGGAACCCGGCGATGTTTATACACTAAACTCTCCTGTTACATTCACTGCGGTATGGCGCTTAAATACCTATACGGTATCTTATAATGCAAACGGCGGAAGCGGAGCGCCAAGCAGTCAGACAAAATATTACGGAACTGATCTCACACTGTCGTCTGATATTCCAACGTGGACCGGGCATACTTTTCTCGGCTGGTCAACAAGTTCTGCTCGTAATGCGACGGTTCAATACCACGCAGGCGGAAGCTATACAGACAATGCTGGAGCAGTGCTATATGCCGTATGGCAAGTCAGCGCGTCTTTTTATAGCAACGGTTCATTATATACTCAATCTTTTGCTCGAATCGGAGGCACCGTTACTGCGCCAGTTATTCCGAATACGGCGACACAAGGTCTTTTAGCCTGGCGTCTTAATGATGAAACATCTTATGCACCCGGTGCTTCTATACCGATCAGTTCAAATATTACATTATATGCTGTCTGGTCTAACATTTATACCATATCATATGATGCAAATGGTGGAAACAATGCGCCGGCATCTCAGACTAAATGGCAGGATACCGATCTTACATTATCATCTGATATACCGACATGGAATGGCTACACATTTTTCGGCTGGTCAACAAGTTCAGACAGGATGGCTCCAAAGCAGTATGATGCTGGTGGAACCTATACGAAAAATGAAGCAGCAATACTTTATGCTATTTGGCGTTGTTCTGCGACGTTTTACAGCAAAGGAAGTGTCTATACCACTCTTTCAGCTCGAATCGGAGGTGAAATTGTTCTTCCGATTTTGCCCAATACTGAAACAGAAGTTTTTGCTGGGTGGCTGAATAACGGCGAACTGTTTGACGGTGGCGCTACAATCACAATAGCAACAAATGTAAGTTTTATCGCAAGCTGGGTTGCTGGCTATACACTAACATATAATGGAAATAACGCGGATGGAGGTTCAACTCCTTCTCCTGCGCTTGCAAAAACTTATACGATAGCTAAGTGCGGATTTTATAAATCTGGATACTATTTTCAGTATTGGCGAACGGCGTCCGGAACACGATACTATCCTGGCGACAGCGTTACACCGACAAGTAATATGACGCTGTACGCACAATGGAAAGCGAAGACTTATTTTTATTGGCATGGAAGCGACACTGCCGATAATACTTATTTTGCAAAAGGTCAGCGTATCGATCTTGCAGTTACTGCGACCGCGTGGAATGCTCTTTGTGACTTTGTAAATGATGTTCGTACTGATGTACGACTTCCAACAATAGCATTTTCAACGGTCTCTGCCGGAGATGAAATATCAGCAGTTAAATTTAATATTGTTAGTAACGCCATCAGGCAAATTGTGAACGCCGGCTATGGACGAAAGGTGCCGGCTCAGGTCAGCGCCGGTCAGGAGATTGTTACAGCATTGTTTAATGGATCAGATGGTCTGAAAGCCGCTATCAATTCGGCAGTAGATGATCTGTGATTTTTCATTCAAAATGGAAGCAATAGGAGAAACTGATGTATAACATTAATATAAATGAGCTGATGCGGGTGATTATTCGAATTCGCGATACTATTGATAAAGTGGAAGTAAAAGGGCAGGAGAATCGAGCCTGCATTTATTATGCTTATAATGACTGCAATATGCTTCTGAAACAATTGGGACCGATTCTCGAAGAAGTTCAAAAGCAGCAGTTGCAGAAGGAGGTAACGACTGATGGAACCGACGAAAACTCTTGAAGAGACTGTTGAAATGATGCTGAGCGATGACCCGGACGAACGGCTGAAGGCCGAGTATTTTCAGGCAGAGAATCGTTTTATTACTCTGAACGAAATGCTTGCCAAATGGGATGTTGATAAGCTTGATCCTGTCCCGTCACCGCCGAGCAGATATGTATACGGAGAGCTTCTTGGGAACATCCGTAATTATATGCAGACGCTTGCGAAGGTTGCAAAAGCCAAGGGAATTGACTTAAGCGGTAAGACAGAAACGGAGGAATCCGGAGATGACAATACAGCAGGCGCTGGCTAATATTAAAAATGCCGTCTATGGGAGAGACGTTAGAAGCTCTATTCATGATGGCATTGAACTTTGTTATAACGAAAGATTACCCGGCGGATTGAATCCGGTTACCAATCTGAATGACTTTAACAGCGGCATTGCCCTGTTTACATCTAGGCCGACAAACGCTCCATTCACTTCAAATTTTCTTTTGATCGCTGGCGGAGACAGAGCCCGAAGCTTTCAGATTGCATATGATGCAAACAATAATAATCCGCCCTATTCCCGTAAAAAACAGAACGGTACCTGGGGAAACTGGGAACGACTTTAACATAAAACAGGCTGTGAGGAGGAATTCACCATGAATCTTCAGGAAACGCTGTCTAGCATCTTAAAATCAGCATATGGCGAAGATGTAAGACAGGCAATTATGAATGGACTGGGGCTCTGTTACAGCGAAAGAGCATCTGGAGGAGTCGATCCAGTTGAAGACCTGAACGATTTTCAAAATGGAATTATTCTGTGTACGACAGCCGTTCTAAATCATCCGTTTGATGGATTGTCCGTGGTAGCCTCCGGCGGAAATGACGAGAGTATATGTCAGATTGCATTTGATTTAACAGATCCGGCATCCGGTGTAACCCGTGTCAAGCAGTCCGATGGCTGGACGTCCTGGGAAAGCATTGCTGACGATGTGATGTACTTTATCAAGTATTTGAGCCAGGATGGTCGCGAACTTCTCTACACAGAGCGCGTGTCGGAAGGACATGACGGCCACTGGAGCGGTACTTCTACAAAAGCGTCAACGGCCCAATATGATTATATTTTCACCGGCTGGAGCAGAAGCCCGAATCAGACAGTCAATGACGAAAACGCCGTTGTCAATATTTTAGCTGACCGTGATGTTTTTGCAGCATTCACTCCTCAGGTTAGATCCTATACTGTTCGGTTCCTGAACGGTGAAACGGTCATGGACACAAAGACCATCGTATACGGATCGGATGCAAGCGATGCCGGTTTGTCCCCGACGAAAGAGTCAACGCCGCAATACTCCTATACGTTTCTTGGCTGGAATACAGATGCTACGGCTACAGAAGCAGACAGTAATGCATTGAAGAACATTGCCGCTGATCGGGATCTTTATGCTATTTATCGTGCGAATGTCCGGAGTTATCATGTAACATTCATGAACGGCAGCACCGAACTTCAGACTGTTACAGTGCCATACGGCGGAAATGCCACTTATAGCGGAGCAACAGTACCTACAAAGCCGTCAACACCACAGTACGATTACTCTTTCGTTGGATGGAGTCTAACCGACGATGCAACAGTCGGCGATGATAATGCTACCAAAAATATTACGGCAGACCGTATTGTTTATGCAGCATTCAGTTCTGAGGTGCTGGTTTATACAGTCCGCTTTATGAATGGAGCAACCGTTCTCGAAACCGTGTCGGTCCAATATGGTGGAAATGTTGCCTACAGTGGCTCTGATCCGACAAAAGAGTCAACCGTTCAATACGATTACACGTTCGCGGATGGCTGGAATACTGATCCGAACGCAACTGTTGTTGATCCGGATGCGACAAAGAATGTTTCCGGAGACAGGGATCTGTATGCTGTCTTCACTGCGACACTTCGTCAGTATGAGGTTACATTTTATAACGGTGCAACAAAGCTCGGTAGTACTGACGTTGATTATGGCGGAACTGCGGTTTATAGTGGAACAACGCCGGCTAAGGCATCTTCCGCACAATACAATTATTCCTTTGCCGGATGGGCGAAATCGGACGGACAGACTGAAGTCGATTCCACTGCGCTTACAAACATCACAGGCCCAAGAGATGTCTATGCTGTCTTTACTGCGACGGTCAGAAACTACACGGTGCGTTTCCTGAACAATGGAAGCGTACTGGAAACGAAATCCGTGCCGTATGGCGGGAATGCTACTTATACCGGAAATGATCCGACTAAGGAGAGAACTGCACAGTATACATATTCCTGGGTTGGCTGGAACAGCAGTCCGAATCAGACGGTAAATGATCCGGAATCTTTGCAGAATATTACTGCCAATCGAGACATTTATGCAGCGTTCAGTCAGACTGTAAATACCTATAATGTTTACTTCTATTATAATGGTACGCTGCTGGATACTGATACGGTAGCTTACGGCAGCAACGCGACATTCAGCGGCACTGAGCCGACTAAACCGATGACAGAGGAACATCGTTATGTCTTTGCCGGCTGGAACAGTTTGGAAAATCAGACAGAAGCAGAGCCTGATATTTTGAACAACATCACCGGAACTCTTACGGTCTATGCAGCATTCCAGGAGCTGCCAATTGAGTGCACTGTCCGGTTCTATAACGGAAGCACACTGCTCTACACTGATACAGTCAACTATGGCAACAATGCGTCTTACGTTGGAAACACTCCGACAAAGGCAGCCGATGTTTATTATACTTATAGCTTTATCGGCTGGAATTCGACTGCTGATCAGACAACGGCAGATGCAGATATTCTGAACAACATTCGCGATGACAAAGATGTCTATGCAGCTTACAGCAGGACTGCGGTTCAGTACACCGTTACGTTTATTTATGACGGAGTCATGCTCGACACTCAACAGACAACATATGGTGGAACTGTAACTTATCATGGGCAGCAACCGACAAAAACAGGTGATGCTCAGTACAGTTATACCTTTGCCGGCTGGAATACAGATTCAGGTGCAGAGAGTCCTGACGTAAATGCTCTGAAGAATGTTACTGCGGCAAGAACTGTATATCCGATCTTTACGCGTACTGTCAATGAATACACAGTTCGCTTCATGAACGGTGAAACGGTGCTTCAGACCATGAGCGTTCCTTATGGCTCTGATGCTGTATATTCCGGAGCAACGCCGGTGCATCCGACAGATCCTGACGATTATGAATTTATTGGTTGGGAACCTACAGGTACGAACATTACCGGTAATACTGATTGTCAGCCGGTCTGGCTCGGCAAGGAAGGCTTCACACGACAGATTATTCAGAGAACAATTTCTGGAACATATGAGAACAGCATTGCTGCATCGATTGGAGTGCGTGCATTTGCTCACTGTACTAATCTTAAATCAATATCATTTCCGAATGTGACGATGATG